ATGTGGGAAGCAGATACATCGGTGGGTGATATGACTAAATTCGAAACAAGTGGTAAGATTACCAAGGTTGATGATGAGCAACGCATGATTTACGGTTATGCTTCTGTCGTCACCAAGGGTGGAAAACCTGTAGTTGACCGTCAGGGCGACATTATTTCCCCAGCCACTATGGAGAAAGCAGCGACAGAGTTTATGCTTGGCGCTCGTAACGGCCTCACTATGCACAAAGGTGAGCCTACGACAACTATTGTTCACTCTATGCCTTTCACAAAAGAAATTCAATCTGCCTTTGGTATTGAGTCTGACCTTGAGGGTTGGCTAATCGCAGTTAAGGTCCACGACGATGAAACTTGGGACCGTATGAAAAAGGGTGAGTTCACAGGCTTTTCTATCGGGGGTCGCGCCACAAAGGTTGAAGTTGCAGATGACTAAGGTTTGCACTGGTGCCTGTGGAAAAGAGTTACCACTCCCCATCTTCGGTAAAAAGGGACAACGGTTACAATCCATGTGCAAAACTTGTCATACCGCTCGTAATCTAGAGAGTAGAAGTCGGGTGGGGAGAAAGACAAGTGAGAAGACTGCGCAAAAGGCTCGTGAAAGAGCATCTGAATACTACTATGACAATAAACACATTCCAAGTTTTAAGTCAATTAGGTGTGAGGCTCAAGCTAGGCGTAGGGAAAGATACCTACCCCTATCAGATAAACACAAGTCTGAGATAAGAGATTTCTACTGGTTAGCTCGTGACCTTAGGTCGGTAACTGGTGAAGAATACCATGTGGACCACATTGTTCCGCTGAATGGTAAAACCATCTGTGGCCTCCATGTGCCTTGGAACCTCCAAGTGTTACCCGCAGATATAAACTTAAGCAAAGGAAATAGGTATGACAACCTTGCTTGAAAACTTACAGCTTGAGGAAGTGTCACTGGTTGACCGACCTGCTAATCAAGAGGCCACTATCGCACTCTTCAAGCGTGACACTTCCGGAGAGGAAATTACTAAGATGACTGATGATATGAAGACTAAACTCAAGCCTTACATGGACAAGGGTATGTCGGAAGAAGAGGCCATGAAGGCTTATGACACCGATATGACAATGAAATCTGACGATGCTGAAGAAGCTGACGTTGAAGCTGTAGATGTTGATGCCTTGAAGGCGGATATTGAAACACTCAAGGCCGAAAACGAGCGTCTTCGTAAGGGTTTGATTGAAGAAGGTTACGTTATCGAAGCTGATGCTATCCAAAAGAAAGCTGAAGTTGAGATGATTGAAGTTTCTGGTGAGATGATCGTTAAGTCGGACATCCCTGCCCCCGTATTGAAGGCCCTCGAAGCTGCTGCTATCGAAAAGGCTGACATTGAGCTGACTAAGAGTGCTGGTGAGGCTCTGCCACACTTTGATATTACAGTCGCTAAGGCTCTCGTAGCTAAGTTCTCTGAGGACGAAGCAATTATGGTCGCACTGAAGGCTGCTGATGCTGCTTTTAACGCTGCCATGCAAGAGTTCGGTAAGTCCGATGTAGATGGCGAGTTCGCTACCTCTGCTGACAAGCTCGACGCTCTCGTAAAGTCCTACATGGACGACAACCAACTCAAAAAGAGTGATTATGCCAAGGCTTACGCTGCTGTAGCTAAGACCGATACAGGCAAAACTCTTATTAACAAATCCTACAAAGGGGAATAATCATGGCCGTTATGCAGTCCCGCGATAACCGCACTTTCATTGCTGGGGAAGACCTTACCGCAGCTCAATTCAAGTTTGTAACTCTGGAATCCGATGGTCAGGTTGACCTTGCTGATGCCGCTGGTGAGAACGCTATCGGTGTTTGCCTTGTTGGCGGTGCTGCTGGTGCTGCTGTCACTGTCTGCGTGTCTGGTTCTGTTCTGGTAACTGCTGGTGGCACTATTGCTGCTGGTGCTGCTGTGCAGACAGATGCTGCTGGTGATGCACTCACTGCTGCTACTGGTGATGTCGTATTGGGCTATGCCCGTGAAGCTGCTGTGGACGGCCAGATCATTGAGATCGAACTGATCCAAGGCGGCAACGTTGTCCCTGCCTAATCCAAGCATTTAAGGAATAATAGAAATGCCTCTTTTGACCCCATCCGCCGTACATATTGACCAGCCCCTCAGCAACCTGACGCTGGCATATGTGCAAGAGCAAACCAACTTCATCGCTGACAAAGTGTTCCCAACTGTGGGTGTTCAGCGTCAGTCGGACAAGTACTACATCTACGACCGTGCGAACATGAACCGCACTGGTGACGTGAAGAAACTTGCTCCTCGCACAGAAGTCAACCGTATTGGTATGGCTATCTCGAACGACAGCTACTTTGCTGACGTCTACGGTCTGGGCATGGACTTCGATGAGCAGACACTTGCTAACGAAGATGCCATGTTGGACATTCGTTCCGCTGGCGCACAGACCATTGTCAACCGTCTGCTGATCCATCGTGAAGAGCAGTTTGCCTCGTCCTTCTTCGCCGCTGGTATCTGGGGTACAGACGTAACTCCAGCAGACCTGTGGTCGGACTACACCAACTCGACCCCAATCACTGATGTGACCACTGGTCGTCGTACCATGCAACTGAAGTCGGGTGGCTTTAAGCCAAACACTATGGTTGTCGGTAAGGAAGTCCGTGACATCCTGATTAACCACCCTGACATTCTGGCCCGCCTGAACGGTGGTGCTACTGTCACCAACACTGCACTCATCACCAATGCCAAGCTGGCTGAAATCTTTGAGGTAGAGAACTTCTACGTCATGGAAGCTGTGAAGAACGGTGCTGTCGAAGGTCTGGCAGAAAGCAACTCCTTCATCGGTGGTAAGAACGCTCTGCTGGTTCACGCACCTCGTAACGCTGGTCTGATGACCCCAGCTTCGGGTCTGACCTTCGCATGGAACAACATTCCCGGCGCAAACAACCTCGGCATCACTGTTGAGTCCTTCTCGGACGATGCACTGAAGCGTCAGCAGGTTGCAGAACACATCCAAGTTAAGATGGCATACGACATGAAAGTTGTTGGCGCTGACTTGGGTTACTTCTTCTCTGCCGTTATCGCTTAATTAGCGTTACTAAACTAATGGAGTGTCCTCAGTCTTCTGGGCTGGGGTCACTACCCACCAATAAAAGAACATAACAGTATCCAAACACAATGGAGTAGTCCTATGCACCCATCATATCTAGGCTTCCAAGTAGACTGGCCCGTCTTCGTAAAGCAGCCACTATCTGCCGACAATAAGAATTGGAAACGTGGAGAACATTTTAACTGGTTAGAGCGAGGGTTGAGTGAACAAACTGTGTCGCTCCTCTATGCCACTGGTTTTATCTACCACAACACAGAGTTTGAAGTCCAAGCCAAAGTAGGTGATCGCCTGTCAGAGATGTCTGGTGCGCAACTGAATACCCTAGTTGGCTTGATTAACGCTGAGGTCAAGAGCAGAACCTCTAGCCTAGACGAATACAAGAGGAAGAAGTGTCCTCAGTCTAAGATTGATACAAAGCAACGTGGTATTATTCGTCGCTTCCTGAATAACAATGCTTGGATCACAGAAGATTTTTACCGTATTCGTGACGGTATTTTAGGCGACTAATAATCGAAGGGGTGCCCAAATGAGTTGGTCGTATGATTCTACTGACCTAGACACTACAACAGCCTCTGGGCGTCTCAACTCTGTCCGTCTTCTGGTGGGAGACACTGACACACTAGACCAGCAGGTGCAGAACGAAGAAGTCCTCTTTGCTCTCTCAGAGAGTGGTGATAACGTCTACTATGCTGCTGCTTGGGCTGCTAGGGCTATCTCCTCTAAGTTCTCTCGGAGGGTCACGACAAGTCTAGATGGCTCTCTCAGTGCTAACTACAGTGACCTTGCCAAGCAGTATAAAGTCCTTGCTGATGACCTTGAGTATCAGGGTAAGACCTCTGGTGCTGTCATTGGTGTACTAGCTGGCGGTATCACCAAGTCTGGTATTCAGGCTGTTCGTTCTAACACTAATCGTATCGAAGGTTCCTTCCGTAGAGATCGCTTCAAGAACCCTCCAAGTTACGACACACCAGAGTATGAATGAGGAGCTAGAGCATGACCTTCCGCTCCTTTGACCTGTTTAATCTAGTGCGTGACTTTGGGGAAGACCTAACTCTGCGTAAGATTACCTCTGACGGTTCTTACGACCCCACCACAGGTTCTGTCAATGGGTCTGTCACAACGGACTACACTGTCCTTGGTTACTTCTACAACTACGAGACCCTCAACGTAGATCAGATACGCAAGGGGACACGCAAGTGTGTGATCTCAGCCCTATCTAATGTAGAGCCTGATGAAGACGACCAACTGCTAGGTAATGGGGATGCTGTATCCATTGTCTCTGTATCTACAATCTTTTCTGATGGTGTCGCTATCTGCTACATTTGTCATGTAAAGGAGTAGGACATGGGTAAAACCCAAGTTACAATAAACCAATCCTTTTACAAGAAGATGGATGAGATACAGAATAGGGCTAAAGAAGGTATCTGGTTAAAGGGTGAAGATATTGTCTCTTATGCTGCTGCTATCTCCCCTATTCAGACTGGTGCCTATGTAGAATCCTTTTCTGTCGTACCCAGAAACAGTGGTGGTGGTAGATCACGGTCCTCTGACAACAGGCCAGTTCTTCCCGCTGGTGCTAAAGATGCTAAGAAGCAAGATGAGGCTGCTAGGTTGAGGGCTGAGGTTAGAGCTGTCGATCCTCTTGAAGAAGATGGCTTCACACTGAGAAACCGCGCCCCACACAACACTGTTGTAGAGAACAAGCATAATGTGTTCCTGCGAACTCAGGATAGGTTTAGGTAATGGCTAGTATCTATGATGACATTCGAGCTGCCCTTGAGGTTAAACTGGGTTCTATCACTGATGTCCCTTCTATCGGTTGGGAGAACTTACAGTTTAGTCCCACGACGGGTCAGCCTTACCTTAAACCCCGACTAATTCCCACTCGTAGAGAACCTGCTGTCCGTGGCATTAACCCACAGATGTATTACCAAGGCATCTTTAGAATTGAGTGTTATGTCCCTGAAGGTGTCGGTCCTGCCGCTGGTGACGATCTTGCCGACAAGATTATGGAAGCCTTTGAAGCCACGACAGACGTAAGTCAAGCTGGCACTATCGTATCCATCCGTTATGCCGAAAGAGAACAGGCAGAGATTGATGGACCCTTTTACATGATACCAGTTAATATCGG